TCATCAGAACGCATCGGCTCAGCCCGAGCCCTGCTAATGGTCGCCCAATGGATCAAGGACGAAATCGACTCAGGCAACATTCGCCCAAGCAAAGACATCAAACACATCATGGACGGCATGGACAAAATACGCACAGACATCCTCCTAGACAAGGCCAAGCGTGGCTGACTGGCACCAATCACTAGCCTGGAAACAAGCAAGAGAACAAGCCAAGAAAAGCCTTGACCCAATCTGCTCAATCTGTGGCAAAGAACTCGAGGGCTCAGACTGGACAATAGATCACATCATTCCAATAAAATTTGGATTTGATAATAAAATAGATCCAAGTATTATTGCAGACATTTCTAATTTGCAACTACTTCCGTGGAAATGTAATAATCAAAAGCGCAACAATTATTCTGCATAATCGCAAATATAAATAAACATATACAGAGGAATAACCATGTTAGAACTGAACATACAAGACATCGTCGGAGATATGGCTCGTGCAAATTTGTTCGAAGTCGAAATTCCATACTTAGGCGAAAATTTCAAGTTTTATTGTAAGTCTGCATCTTTGCCGGCATCAACAGTAAAACCTGTGAAGGTTGGCTATCAAAACAGGCAGATTAATTACGCCGGCGATCGCGAATTTGCCGAGTGGAAAATAGAAGTTTATAACGATGATAAGCAAACTATCCGTGCTCTGTTTTTGTCATGGTCTGAACTGATTCAAACCCATGGTAGAACAATGGTCGGTGCTCTTCCTTCTGAATACAAGCAAACAGGATTTGTTACTCAGTTTGATCGCGCCAATAACGAAACTGCAAAATTCAAATTCACTGGTATATTCCCTAGTGATATTGCTGAGATTGAACTTAAATGGGGCGAAGGCGGGGACGTTGAATCATTCGCAGTAACACTTCAAGTCGATTGGTTCGAACCAGTTTAAGACTAACACTAACACCGGAGTAAATAAATGAAAACATTTGAAGAGTATTTAACAGAAGCCTATGGTGATGGATCAGACTCATTTTATGGAAGTAAGCAAACTGAAAAAGAAACTAATGCAGTTATACATTCATACGTCGATCATTTCCGTAAACTTGGCTGGAAAGAGAAAATTCGCAAACCTGCTGGGAACATTGAATATGATTTTGTTGATAAATTAGGTAACAAAGTTATTCTTAGTACTATGGACGCCAGAAAATTGTCAGATGGTACGCCTACATTTCTAACATTTAATTCTGTTGCTACTGATACTAAAGAAAAACGCTTTCCTGTTGAAGTAGTGAAATGGATGGCAGATAGACGTGGAGAATACCGCACAGCAAAAGGCCACACAAATGCATGTAAAGAGGCCATCAACTATCTTAAAACTATAAATTAATGAAAACATTTTAATAATTGAGATATTTGCATGGCAAACTCTGAACAGTATAATCAAAGCAACAATAACTGGTACAGCGGCATAATGAATATGTTTGGGTTCAACAAGCTTCAAGACCTGGAGCCTGTTGAACATCATCAGTCATTTGCTGAACCGGAAAACATTGATGCAGCAGTAACAATTGACAGCCCACCAAATTCTGGTGGTGTCTATGCCTATGGTTATTCTGTTGATCCTGTTATCAAAAACACCAAGGATCAAATCAATCAATACCGTGTTCTATCAAATATCTTTGAAGTCAATAGAGCCATTGAGGAAGTTGTTAATGAGGCCATTGTGTGCCAGTCTGATACTGATCCAATTGTTCGTCTTAACCTTGACTCTACTGGATTTTCAGAAGCAGTAAAACAAGAGATGTACAAGGAGTTTCAACACATTCTTCGCATGTACAATTTTGATTGGAGAGCTGAAGACATTTTCCGTCAATGGTTTATCGATTCGCGCTGTGCATTTCACAAGATTGTAGATGCCAAAGGCAAAATCATTGAGCTCCGTAGACTCGATCCAAGGTATTTGGAAAAAGTCCGTATCATCAAGAAAACTAGAAACAAACAAGCAGTTGAAATCGTCAGTGGATACGAAGAGTATTTCGTATACAAGCCACAACCAGATGATTATCAATCAACACGGTATTATGTAAACCGTGCTCAGAACTTTGAGATCAAAATCCCAACACAAGCAATAGTGTTTTCTCACAGCAATCTTTATGATGAAGCTGGTAACATTATTTCGTATCTGCACAAATCGATTAAGCCTGCTAACCAGCTGAAAAGCTTGGAAGATGCTGCAGTAGTTTATCGTTTGGCCAGAGCACCAGAACGTAGAGTGTTCTATGTTGACGTCGGCAACTTGCCTAAAGGTAAGGCTGAACAACACGTCAAACAATTGATGAACAGATTCAAAAACAAAATCATCTATGACTCAAATACCGGTAAAGTAAAAACTGGTTATGACACTCAGTCAATGTTAGAAGATTATTGGTTGCCACGTAAAGAAGGTAATAAGGCCACTGAGATTCAACAACTCCAGGGCGCTATGAACCTGAGTCAGATTGAAGACATCAAGTATTTCAGAGAACAACTGTACATGTCTATGAATGTGCCTGTATCTAGATTTGATCTAGAAAAGGACGACAAGTACTCTTTCAGCAAGCCTTCCGAAATTACTCGCGAGGAAATGCGTTTTGGGAAGTTTATAAATAAACTGCAACGCAAATTTTCTGACATTTTGTTAGAGCCTTTGAAGACCCAGATTCTTGCTAGCAAAATTTGTACAATTGAAGATTGGGAGTTTGAATTAAACAATATACGTATTTCGTATAACACTGATTCATACTACGAAGAAATTAAAGAACAGGAAATCTTACAAGGACGTATTGATCTTGCCCAATCAATGAAAGATGGTATTGGATCTTTCTGGTCAAATGAATTTGTAATGCGTCATGCATTGAAAATGACTGATGAAGAGATTAAATACGAAGGCGATAAGATCCTTGAAGAACAAAGATCTGGTCATCCACGATTCAAACAACAACAAGAGTATTGATACACATGGAAACTACAGAATTAGTAAAATTGTCAGCTGCAGGTAATGTTGCAGATTTTTCTAGCGCTGTTCAAGACGAAGTTCTGAATCGTCTGAGAAGCAAAATTGAAGATTATAAATGTGAGGTTGCAGCCTCGTACAATTCATCTAAACAGAATGATGATGAATAATCTAAAAGATTTGCTAGAAGACATTTGTGCTGAAATCAGGGTTAAGAAAAACGGCCACATAGACTTTAGAACTACTATGGGCCGTACAACCAAATCATTCATTGATAAAATGGCAGATCCTAATGCAGTCAAAGATCCGGAAACGAAAGTTATTGATGCAGCGGCAGAGACGAAGCCAGCTAAAGAGTTGCCAATCCAAAAAAAGATAAATGAGGAAGTAGTGCGCAGGGTACTCGATGGTGAAGTCGTAAAGTCCACTGATGCAGAAACTCAAAAGAAGACTGCTCACAAGCGCTCACCATATTCAAAGCAAGAACGTAAAAGAATAGCTCAGAAGGCTGCAGATACAAGAAAAAAAGATCCTGCTGCCGTCAGAGATGCAACAAAGAAACGCGAAAAATCAGTTGCCAAGCGTGTTTTGTTAGATCTGTGATAAATAGAACTAAAGGGAGTCTATAATGGCTGAAATGAAACTTATCGTTGAACAAATTGCTGAAAGCATTTTTGAATCACGAATAGAAAAAACAGAACAAGATCTGTACATTGTTGGGTGTTGCGCACAATCTGGTGTTATCAACAACAATCTTCGTATGTACCCTAAGAAAGTACTTGCTGAAGCAATGGAAGAGTACAAACAGAAATACGTCGTTACCAACAAAGCCCTGGGTGAATTGAATCATCCTGCACGTCCATACGCTGATCCTAAAATGGCTTCTCACCGTATTGTTGACATGTACATGGAAGGCGATAAAGTAATGGCCAAAGCGTTGGTGTTGAACACTACCAATGGTAAAGAATTACGCGCTCTCATCGAAGGTGGATGGCAAGTACAAGCCTCTACTCGTGGTATGGGTGTCCCTAAGAAAGTAAAAGGTTTGAACGAATCTAAAGACTACAGTGAAATTGTTCAGTACAAAATGACTGTAGGCTTTGATGTTGTACAGGATCAGTCTGCTCCTGATGCAATTATGTCTGGTATATATGAATGCCAAAATGGTTTATATGTGCCTACTGAAGCAGCAAAAAGTGTGGACTGGGATAAAGTTTTTAGCAAATTAGCGAAACAATATCGCATTTGATAATAATTTTGTAACTTGTTGATATAAATAAATAAATTAGGAGATTACTAAAATGCCACAAACCAATGAAATGTTGCAGGGCCTGTTTGAAGCTACTGATGTTCCAGCTGACAAGCAAGCCGAATTTGTTAGTATCTTTGAAGCTGCCGTTGCAGTCGAAGCTAAGACCGTTGCAGAACGTGTCTATGAAGCGGTTGTTGCTGATGCTGAAGAAGAAAAAGCTCAACTTCAAGAAAAAATGAACGAGTACTCAGAATATCTGGTTGAAGAATATGCAACCAAATTGGACCAGTACCTAGACTATGCCACAGAAAAGCTTTTCGAAGATAACAAAATGGCCATCACTAATGGTGTTAAGGCTGCGATGTTTGATTCAATGATTGGTGGAATCAAAACACTGGTAGCAGAGCATAATGTTCAACTGGACGACGATCAAGTTGATGTTGTTGCTGAACTTGAAGAATCTGTTGCAGAAAAATCACAAGAGTTGAATACAGCTATCCATGAAAATATGGAACTGAAATCTACTCTGAATAACATGAAGAAAGCCATTGCAGTTCAAGAAGCTTGCGGCGATCTTGCTAAGACACAAGTAGAAAAAGTTATCGTACTCGCTAAAGAGATTCCATACGATTCTTCTTTCGAAAGAAAACTTCAGACAATTGTAGAATCTGTTTCAACTAAGCCAGCACCTGTTAGCAAAGATGATCCAGCGCACTTAGAGTTTCTGCCTGAAGGTCAACAACGCAAGAAAACTGGTCTGAAAGATCTTTGCAACCTGTAATTTTTTCATCAATCACGTATAAATAAATTAAACAACGGAGAGTATCACAAATGAAACAAAATCCTCTTGTAACCAAATGGCAAGATCTGTTGGAAGCCGAAGGCGTTCCAGCAATCGTAACTGCCGGTAAACAAAAAATCGTTGCTCGTATTCTTGAAGAGCAAGAAAAAGATCTTATCAACGCTGGTATCATGTCAGCTGATTGGATGGACATCAACGAAGCTGAAATCTCTGGTGATGCTGGTGGAAACGCTACAAACATCGCTTCAGGTCAAAACAGCGGTAACGTTGTTTATCACGGTCCTACCGTTATGGGTCTGGTACGTCGTGCCGTTCCTCAGATGATGGCCTTTGATACTCTGGGTGTTCAGCCTTTGACTCAACCTACTGGTCAAGTGTTTGTTGTTCGTTCCGTTTACGGTTCTAACGCAAATCTGATCGGCGCTAACGGTGAGAACGAAGCATTCAAACCAGGCAAACAACCACGTGTTGGTCATTCAGGTTCTGGCTACCTTGACGGTACTCCAATTGCAGTAGGTAACGGTGCTCACACAGCTTTGGTTGGTGGTGACGCGGTATCTGTTGATAAAGCAGTTGTTGGTAACGTTGGTGGTACTAGCCGCTTCTTCAAAATCGTTTCAACTACAATCGCTGGCGTAACTGTTATTGGTTCTACTGTCGTTCTTGACGATATGGACAAAGTAAATGCAGCTGCAGCAGCTGGTGAAATCCTGGAAATCGGTGAAGGTCTTGCTACAAGCATCGCGGAAGTAATGCAAGGGTTCAACGGTAATGCATTGGGCGACGATCCATGGGCAGAAATGTCTTTCCGTATCGACAAACAAGGTGTTGAAGCAAAATCTCGTCAATTGAAAGCTCAATACTCTATTGAACTTGCACAAGATTTACGTGCTGTTCACGGTCTTGATGCTGACACTGAACTGAGCAACCTGTTAGCTAACGAAATCATGGTTGAATTGAACCGTGAAGTTGTTAACCTGATCAACCTTCAAGCGCAAATCGGTAAATCCGGTAAAACTCGCGTGACTGGTGCAGGTACCGCAGACGGTGTGTTCAACTTCCAAAATACCTTTGACGTTCGCGGCGCTCGTTGGGCTGGTGAATCGTACAAAGCTCTGTTGATTCAAATCGAAAAAGAAGCCAATGAAATCGGCCGTCAAACTGGTCGTGGAAATGGTAACTGGATCCTTGCAACACGTAACGTTGTATCTGCACTGTCAATGACCGATACTTTCGTGTCATACGCAGCACAAGGTATGCAAAACGGTTCAATGAATACTGACACGAATGCATCTGTGTTCGCTGGTATTCTGGGTGGACGTTTCAGAGTGTTCATCGACCAGTACGCTGTTGACGACTATGTCGTTGTTGGTTACAAAGGTGCTACTGAAATGGACGCTGGTTTGTACTACAGCCCATATGTTCCTTTGACTCCTCTTCGTGGTCAAGATCCAAAGAACTTACAACCAGTGTTGGCGTTCAAAACACGTTACGCTCTGAGCATCAACCCATTCGTTGTACCGGGTAACACTCAGATCTTCGCCGATTCGTTGGCACGTGGTATGACTCAGAACCAATACTTCCGTCGCTTCCTGGTGACTGGTCTGTAAGGTCAAGCAATAATAAAATAGCCCCAAGGATGGGGCTTTTTTATACCTGTCAGTTGTGCATCTCATTCTAGACATTGTCAACAATGAGATACAAAAAAGGCCCCGAAGGGCCTTTTCTTATTTGGTGATGATTAAACCAATTAAACCAATTAAACTACTACAATCATTCTGTTGGTATGACCTTGATGAATCCAGTATTTGATTGTGGCAATGACGTCAATATCACGTCCAGCTACTTTAGTAGAAGATTGTTGCCAGAATCCTTCATTGAGAACATCAGCAACTGCTTGACTCACACTGTACACACTATTCACATACACATCATCCAGTGCAGACGTCATAGGAATATCCTTGACTGCAACACCATCAGTATCTTCTTCAGTTACAACTTCTTCAACATCAGTTGCAACAACTTCTTCCACTTTACCAAGATCTGCTAACTCAGCAACAAGTTCAGTAGCCTCGGCCTTTTCATTTTCCTGAATGCCATCAGCTGCCAAAGTTTCTAGTGCTGCCTTTGCCGCTGCTGCTTTCGCTGCTTTTTCTTTTGCTGCTTTTTCTTTTGCTGTAGCCATAATACCCTCGATAAATATAGTAAACTATTGTAGAATTATTTATATGCAAGAAAACGAAATGCCGGCCGACATTACTATAACCTACCATAATGATACCTATGCTAGAGTGATTGCTGATCCATCCATTAAAATGGAGATAGGTGATTACTTCTGTTTTGAAGTTGAAAATGCTCGACATCACCCAAAAGTGAAAGGCGGAATATGGGATGGGCTCATTAGACTTTTTGCCACTCGCACTGGTGATCTGCCAGCTGGCCTTGTGCCTAATTTAGTGAATTGGGGAAAGAAAAACGGATACACTGTAGAGGATCAGACTGCTCCTCCGTCCTCTATTAACAATGACGAATTTGAGACATGGCTAGAATCTCTCCAGATCTTTAGTAAAGGCAAACCTATAAAACCACATTGGTACCAAAAGGACGCCGTACGGAGCATTCTAGACAGTCGTAGAGCGTTGATACAATTACCAACTTCCGCTGGTAAATCCCTAGTGATAGGATTATTCTCAAAATACTTTTTTGATCATCACAATCCTGGGAAAGTTCTTGTCATTGTGCCTACTGTTTCACTAGTCAGACAAATGAAAGATGATCTTGTTGACTATAGGTTGTTTGACTTTGATGATATTCTATGCATCAAAAGTGGTGTTGATAGAAACATAGACCATTACAAAACCACCAAAATAAAAATCACATTTGATGATGATACCTGTGTATCACTAAATGAAACAGACAAAGTGATTCTTTCCAATGGAGAAATAAAATCAGCAAAAGATCTTACCACAAGAGATAATATAAGAAAACTCTTATAAATACATCTAGGTATAGGAGTTTACTTATGGATTTTGTAAATATAATTAATGACAAATACAGATCACCAATAGATAATCGAGTGTTAATTAGACGTCTATCAAAAGATCCAATTTGGAGTATCATAAAATCCAAGTATTCATTTTGTACAAAGACTTCTCATATTATATACTGCCTGGAGAATGATGTTACAGAATTGCCAATGTGTATTCACTGTGGAAATCAATGCAATACCCCTATGGCTACATTGTGTTCAGCTAGATGCTCAGGATCTGTAATGATAGACAACATAAAATTTCACAATAAAGGAAAAGTTCAAAGTCAAGATATACGAGATAAAATATCAAAAAGTTTATCTGGTAGAAAAAACCGACCGTGTACAGAAGAAACAAAGGACAAAATAAGAAAAACCAAATTAGGTGAGTTGAATCCCATGTTTGGAAAAACTCCTACCAAGGTTACTAGAAATAAACAAAGTGCAGCAATGAAAAACCGAATAATGTCAGGTGAATTCACTCCAAATTCAGATAACAGACATGGTAGATTTTTAGCAAAATATAAAGACAAATCATTCAGATCTTCCTGGGAAGCTGCTTTGTATTCGACTAACACCAATTTGCAATATGAAAAATTGAGAATTCCATATTATGATACGAAATTGAATAAATCTCGTATCTATATATTGGATTTTGTTGACAGGATTGACAAAATTGTATATGAAGTAAGACCTAATTCATTATTCGATCTGTCATCAGACAAATCCAAAGCAGCAATTCAGTGGTGTGTTGATAATAATTATGAATTTGTTCATGCAAATGAAGAATATATACAATCATTAGATAATATAGATTTTTCTGGCTTGTCTGATCACGCAATCAAAAATTTGAGAAAAATGTTAAATGCAAATAAAAAAGATTGAAAGAATAACAGAAACACCAAAAATTGTAGTATCTACATGGCAATCTGCCTGCAAAGAACCGCCTGAGTGGTTTTCTTGTTTCAACGCGTTGATATGCGACGAAACGCATTTGGCGACTGGTAATACATTGGCTTCTATCAACAAAAATATGACTGATTGCAAGTACAAAACTGGTTTGACTGGTACATTGAAAGATGCTAAAGCGTCATTGATGCAGCTGATTGGTTTGTATGGCCAAGTATTCAAGCCAACTACCACAAAGCAATTGATGAATGATGGTCAGATCACTGAATTAGACATCAAGCCGCTTCATCTCACCTATCCAAAGGTTGATTTGAAAAAGCTAGGAAAATTGACTTACCCTAATGAAATCAAATGGTTAATCACAAACAAAGAGCGAAATCGTTTTCTTGCTAGGTTAGCAGCTGCATCACCTGAAATGAATACCATCATTCTATTCAAGCAGCTAACACACGGCAAGGAATTGTTCAAACTAATAAATAACCTTGTGGCTGGTACTAACCGAAATGTGCACTACATTGCCGGTGAGGTAAAGGATACAGTCAGAGAAGAATTACGTCACATCATTGAAAATGACAAGGGTGCAATTATTGTTGCATCATACGGCACAATGTCTACTGGTGTTTCGATCAATAATCTACACAGAGCAATTTCTGCACATCCTGTAAAATCAAAAATTATCAATTTGCAGAGTATTGGTAGAATTCTCAGAAAGCATGAATCAAAATCCAAGGCCCAATGGTTCGATCTTATAGATGATTTGCGAATTGGAAACAGAAGAAACTTTGCGTACGAACATGCGGTTGTCAGACTTCGTCTCTATGCAAGAGAGAACTTCAATTTTACAATCAAGAAGGTATCACTATGAATAATCTTTGGATTACACGAGAACAGGCATACAATGTTGTCTATCAATATCCTGGCGCATTTGCCATTACTCAAATGTCAGTTTCTCCAGCACTCACTGATCCATGGTACATTATCACCAGAACAGGCACTGGTGAAAACAAATTGTATAGCATTCATGCTTCTGATGATAAAATAGAAAAAGATAGCAGCGATATTCAATCAGACAGTTTTTTTGATTCATTGTTCAATCAAACCATGAGTGGTAATATATTAATACGTGATGCTATAGGTTTATCTGAACAATTGGTATTTGATGGTTCCGAAGTTTTGATGGTTAAAATTGGTAAAGATGAAGATGAGTTGGTGATAAAGAAATCATTTCGAATCTATAAACAATCAAATCGAGTTCCAGTAAATCAGTCCAGTGAAGTCTATGTTTTGCATTTTGTTTCTGATGAGTATATTTTTTCATTACAACAAAAAGTCCAACACTATTATAATTTGTCCTATTCTGATGCTGCCGTTAAAATAATGAGTGATTATTTGGGTATCAAAAAATTTGGAATATATTCATCTTCTTTTGGTGTTCGGAATATTCTTGTTCCATCTTTAGAACCTTTAGTTGCTTTACAATGGCTTGCAACTAGAGCTGTAGACGAAAATCAATCACCTGGATTCATATTTTTCGAAAACAGAATGGGTTTTAATTTTACCAATTTGAGTACACTA